TTGAGGTCTATAGCGGATCGCAAAAACAACGCATGACAGTAAAAATTGAACTTGATAACCGCGAAATCGTCGCGGCATTGGATAAAATACAGAGAAGCTCGCGCGATCTCCATCAGCCGCTTGATAATATAGGCGCACATATTGTCAGCGAGATTGATTTATTATTTAGAGATGAACGAGACCCGTATGGAAACGACTGGGAGCCGCTGTCAGAAGTCACAATAAAGAAGAGACGCAAAGGCCCTCGGTCGGGTAATGATAAAATATTAAATGATACAGGGCGCCTTAAAAATTCGATAACACACAATGTTCTTGGCAATAGTGTTGAAGTAGGAACAAACGTTGTTTATGCCGCGATTCATCAATTTGGAGCCGCAAAACATTCGTTAGGCCAGAGCTCGCCGTGGGGCGATGTCCCCGCAAGGCCGTTTCTGCCAACATCTGAGCGAGGGGTTCCTGACGATTGGGTGAGCGAAATCCTTGATATCATAGCAAAACACATTGAAATATAATGTTATTTTAAGAAATGAGGTAAAATAACAGCATGCCAAATAAGATCGATGCCCAAAATAACATAGCTGCCTGCCTATTCTCTATCGGGAACGGGAAATCGGATTCAATACAGATATTCCCGGCGGGGACGTTTACAGCACCTGATGGCGCGTTGGCCGGAAATGGCCCTTGGGTATTAAATAAAGACCAGGCGGAAAAGCTTATTGCGGCAGTATCAGATCAACAGAACATATTGATTGATTACGACCATCAATCTCTTTTATTTACCAAAAACCAACGCCCATTGGCGGCGGCAGGGACATTCTCTGGCTCTGGCTTAAAATGGGTTGAGGGGGAAGGTCTGTTTGCGACAGGTGTGCAATGGACAGCAGCAGCAGCGGACAAAATTAAATCAGGCGCTTATAAATATATTTCGCCATTGTTCACGTATGACAATAAAACCGGCGCAGTCAAGCGCCTAATCAGTATCGCAGTGACTGATAACCCTGCAATTAAAAACATGCAGGAAATCGAATTGGCTGCGGCAAGTTTTTTTAATCACCACCACCACGAAGACACCATGAAAAAACAATTACTCGCCCTTTTGGGTTTAGATGAAAATGCAGACGATGCCGCCATCATCGCGGCGTGTTCTGAATTAAAGTCCGCAAATGATGAAAAGGAGTCGTTAGCAAAGGAGCTTGATAAATTAACGGCGGAAAACGAAAAATTGGCCGCAACATCCGAAGATCATGATGAATCAAAGTTTGTGCCTGTTGACGTTGTAATTGAATTGCAGGAAAAGTTTGCAGCATTATCGAAGAAAGTAGAATCTGATAAGGTCGCAAAGCTAATTGCTGATAACGCAAGCAAATTGCCGACGGCGTCATTAAGAGAATGGGCTGCAGAGCAGGATTTTGCAGCTTTGAGCGCATATTTGGAAAAGGCTCCGGAGATTGCTGCGTTAAATAATATGCAGACAGAAGGCAAAGAGATGGATAGCTTAGAAAGCGCAGAGTCTTTAGTAGCTGCGGCAAATAAATATCAGGCTGAAATGAAAAATTCCGGAACGCCAGTTGATGATTTAGCAGCTATCAAACATGTAAAAGGAGCTAAATAATGTCATATAACAATTCAGATTTAACAAAAGCTTTTCATGCCTCTGCGGCTATTAACCCGTATAGCATCGTAAAATTTGGCGCATCGGATGATACGGTGTCGCCAGCAGCCGCAGCGGGTGATCTATCTATTGGCGTCACAAATGAGCTGGGCATTACAGCAGGTGGCGTAACGAAAGGAGAGACGGTTGACGTTGTGTTAGCGCAAATTGCCGAGGTAAAGCTTGGAGGCACAATTGTGCGCGGTGACAAAATTACATCAGGCGCGGCCGGAGTTGGTGTTAAAGCGGCGCCTGCTGCCGGCACAAACGCTCAGATTATCGGGTTCGCAATGAAATCCGGCGTATCTGGTGACGTTATTCCAGTCTATCTTTCTCAATCAGTAATGCAAGGTTAAAAAAATGGCAAATTCACCTTTAGTAATCGTCCCTACTCTTTCAGCGGTAGCGATCAAATTTAGACAAAAAAACTTAATCGCTGACGCGGTTATGCCGCGCCACACAGTCGATAAACAGGAATTTATTGATTTGTCAGATAGGATGGGAGAATGGATTACCCCCCCTGACACTTTAGTCGGTCGCACCGGTGTCCCTAATCAGTTAGCTAATAGCATTCAGGACCCCACTTACCTGGCGACAGTTAATCAGGGTTTAGATGAACCGGTTCCCAATCAGGACCAAATGAACGGGCCTTCTGAATCAGCATTAATGCGAGCGACTCAGCGCGTCATGGGTTTTGTTGAGCTCCGCCGCGAACAGCGTGCGGCCGCGATGGTATCAGATCCGGCTAATTACGCTTATACAGCCACCCTGTCTGGCACATCGCAATGGTCTGATTATACTAATTCAGACCCGCTGAATGATTTGCTGACTTATTTAGATATGCCATTCGTTAGACCTAACAAATTGGTTATTGGCCGCGCCGTTTGGACTATTTTGAGTCAGCATCCTAAATTAACCAGCAGCTTTGCAATTAATTCAAAAATTATCAGCAAAGATCAATTGGCTGGGTTGCTGGAAATTGATGAGATTATTGTAGGCGATGGTTGGATTAACACTAACGCAAAAGGCCAAACTGTTTCTAAAACACGCATTTGGGGTAAATTTTGCGCAGGTATTTATCAAGGCAACATCGCAAATGACAGCGCGGGAACGTGGGGCTATACAGCGCAGTTCGGAAATAGAATTGCCGGCACCATTCAAGACCCGGATATCGGGTTATTCGGCGGCGTAAAAGTCAGGGCAGGTGAGTCTGTTCGTGAAGTTGTGACAGCTAAAGAATTTGGATTTTTATTGAATAACGTCGTAGTGTAATCATGGCCAGCTTTAAATGCTTAACAACGGTTATCGCGAACGGCAATCGCTGTGAGGCTGGTAGCATTTATGACTCAAAAAAGATCGGGCTGAGCGACGAGCAAGTCAACAATCTTGTCGAAGTGAAGGCCGTTGAGATTGTGAAAAAACAACGGAATGCCGTGAAATCTCAATCATGAACTACTGTACCAAACAGGATTTGATTGACAGGTTCGGCGAGAATGAGCTGGTGCAATTAACCGACAGAATTGGAACAGGATTGATTGATGATGCAGTTATTAATCAAGCGATAGCAGACGCGGCGGCAGAAATTGACAATTACATCGTTAAATATCTTCCGCTGTCTGCTGTTCCAGCCGGTCTCGTTCGGATAGCATGCGATATCGCTCGCTTTTATCTTTATGATGATGCTGTCATTGATATTGTTGAAAAACGATATGATGGGGCGCGTCATTTTTTAGAAATGGTCGCTAAAGGCCAAGCCAGTCTGGGGGTCGATATATCAGGCAATATTCCGGCAGAAAATAACGTCGTTTTAATGCAATCGGATGGATCTGATTTTAGCCGTTATAAGATTTATTGATGACGCTTAGACAGCTAATCGAACAGCATATTATTGACGCCAATTTAGGTTTTATGGAAGTTGGTGGCGCTGCGAGCCTTGCGAGCATTGTTGGGAACAGGGTATCAACTCCGGGCTGTTATTTATTCAGTGAGCGCAGCGATGCATCTCAGAACGAAAGGATAAACGGCGTAAGTCAGATGGTAACAGAGCTGGTAAACATCGTTATCATTATCAAAAATGTCAGAGATCCGCGTGGACAAGACGCTGATGACCAGCTTAATTGTTATCGGTCTTCTATATCAAAAGTGCTGCTCGGAAAAATATTATCGCCTGAATATACGCAAATTGAATATGCCGGGGGCAAGCTCGTTTCTTTTGTAAACGGCGTGATTGTATGGAACGAGAGCTATAAAACATCTCATTATATAACAGGATAAAATTATGTCATTATTAATGAATAAGCGCGTTGTTCTCGCAGCTTTAGAAACCGCATACGGAGTGGATAGCAGCCCAACGGCAGCGGACGCCATTTTGTTAAGCAAATTGACACTCAGTCCGCTAGAGGGTGAGTCTGTTCAGCGCGACTTTATAAAGCCTTATTTTGGCTCATCTGGTGAAATAAGGGTGTCAAACTTCGCAAAATTAGAATTTGAAGTCGAGCTCGCAGGTTCTGGGACTCCAGGAATCGCCCCGCCATGGGGGAAGTTATTGCAGGCATGCGGATTTGATGAGCGGCTAATTTCCACTGATGTCATCGATGTATCGCCTTCCGCCGGCACATCAAATACAATAGTATTGTCGGCAGCAGATTCAGCAATAGATAACTTTTATACTGGATGCACAATAGAATTAACAGCAGGAACAGGTGTAGGCCAGAAAAGAGAGATTATTAATTATGACGGCTCAACAAAAACGGCCACAGTATCTGTCCCATGGGCAACAACTCCTGATAGTACGAGCGGCTATACCATAAGAGCTGCCGCAAGATATGTGCCAATTTCAAATTTCAACACAAACTCGTCACTTAGTTTGTATTTTAATGTTGACGGAGTTCGCCACATATTGCTCGGCGCACGAGGAACATTCAGCATTGATTTGTCTGCGAAAGCTTTGCCTGTCTTCAAATTTGTATTCACTGGTCTGCTTGGAACAATCAGCGACTCAGCATTACCTTCCGCGACTTTTGGTCAGTGGCAAACGCCAGACACGGTTTCAACAGCAAATACAACCGACATTAATCTGCAAGGATATAATTCAGCAGTTGTTCAAACGTTAAAGTTTGATATAGCCGCCAGTGTTGTATACAGACAGCTCGTTGGCGCTGAATCTGTTGTGATAACAGGCCGTAAACCAACAGGAAGTGTATCAATTGAAGCGGTTACAGTTGCCGAGAAAGATTGGTGGACGTCCGCCAAAAACGCGCAGACAGGAGAGTTTGGTGTAAAACATGGCCAGACAGCCGGGAATAGCATCGCATTGATATCAAATACAATGCAATTGACGAGCCCCAAGTATGCTGACAGCGATAACGTCGCGATGATGGAATTTGGCATGCAATTTATCCCAACAATTGGGAATGATGAGTTTTTTATTGTGAGCAAATAATGAAAATATCTGATCTGAAAAATATAACCAGTAAGTGGCAAGTTGAGATCGATGTTGGCGCCGATATCATAGAATTTACAGGCGTTTTTAATATTTTAGATGATGCGTCGTTGGAATCTGTAAAGGACGACGATATAAGATTTATTTCAGCCGTTTTAATCGGTTGGGAAGGAATTGAGGACGAAAACGGCGAACCTCTTGCTTTTAGCAGCGATAACTTAAGGTTTCTCAGCGGGAATCCAATTGTGAGGTCATCAATAATTAATGCTTATTATTCGTGTCTTGGGGATGGCGTGCTAAAAAACTTGAAGAGGCAGCACACAGAATCGTAACAGGTAAAAAATCGGGGTTAGATGATTTAAAATCAGACCTTGAATCGCTGGGTGTGTTGCCTGAAAAAATAAAATCATTGCTTGATGGAGAGAAGCAAAAGGATTTTGAGTTATGGCCTCAAAATCAAATTATTATAAAGGCATTCAATGCCGTTTGTAGCCAATGGAACATAGGTTTTGATGGGGCCCTTATTGGCTTAAATTATGCTGGCGTCGAAGCTGGATTGAGATTATCAGGTATTAAGCTAACGCCCTATGAATTTTGGCTACTTCAATATCTCGAAGTCCAGGTAAAAATAATCGCGAATAGAAAAAATAATGGCCAATAAAACACTCAGGATTGTTATAACAGCAGACGGCAGCGCAGCTATACGAGGCGTTGACAAAGTTGATATTACAATTGAGAAACTAAGCAGATCAACAAGAAAGGCGAAGAAAGATGCAAACGGTCTGCGAGATGCTTATAAGAAATTAGGCCAAATTACTGCGACCTTCGGGCTCGTAAGTCTTGCGTCTGATATTGTCGCAACAAATCGCGAGTTCGAGTCTTTGCGAGTGCAGTTAATATCTGTTACTGGCAGCTCAAAAAATGCTGCAAAAGCATTCGATGATATTAATAAATTTGCATCATCAACGCCGTTTCAATTAAGCGAGCTAACCAAAGCATATATACAGCTTAAAAATTTCGGCATTAACCCGACGAACTCTGTTATGCAAGCAATAACAGATCAAACCAGTAAATTAGGGGCGTCATCAGAAACACTGTCCGGCATAACCCTAGCATTAGGTCAATCTTGGGCCGCGGGGAAGCTTCAAGGCCAAGACATCCTCCAGCTTATAACTCGAGGCGTTCCCGTGTGGGAGCTGCTCGCCGAAGTGACCGGCAAGAATACTGCTGATCTTCATAAAATGAGCGAGCAAGGGCTGTTGACGCGCGATGTCATATCGAAATTAATACAAAAGATGGGGGAGCTTGCAAGCGGCTCTAATGCTCGCGCAATGGACACCCTTAACGGGAAAATAAGTAATTTATCCGACGCATGGCATAATTTCGAAGACGCGCTTCTTAACGACAGAAGCGAGGGCCTGATTAAATCGTTTGTTCAATCCGTCACTAATGAAATAACCACCCTTACTAATATAATGGGTAGTTCATTAGATAACCAAATATCACATGCAGAAGCAAGAATAAAAGCGTTTGAATCATCAAACGCAGTTACTAGATTTTTAATAAAAGGGGGTGCTAGCGGTATAGGGTTTGATTTAGAAGCTGAAAAAAGACGCCTTAGAGCATTAAAAGCTCTTAAAGAATACAACAGCAGCGGACCTGAAAAAGCGCAAGATACAATTGCTCCATCAAATCCTATCAATACAAAGCCAATAGTCACAAGGCCGCAACATCGCCGCGATGTCAGCGCAAAAATAATAAGCGATTTGAAAAGGGAAGTCGCGTTATATGATGAAACGTCTCGCGTTGCCCGCGCTCGATATGAAATAGAGAAAGGAGCGTTAAAAAATATATCAAAATCGCAAAAAGCTAAAATATTGTCACTTAGTGAGGAGCTTGATAAGCTTGACGCGCTCAAAAAATCTTATGACGAATATGACAAAATAATAGAGAAGGGCTTGGAGCTTGCTCGAAAGCAACGAGAACAAAAAAGGCAGGAAGCAATTGATGAAAGACAAAAAATAGCAGGCGTAAAAGCCGATCTTGCTCAAAGTAACGGCAATTCCGCAGTGGGTCTATATGGCCAGAAATATGGAAACAATGCTTTCTCATCAGGCGCTGATTCATTTGCAAACGCTGCTGAAGGTGCCAAAAGGCACCAAAAGGACTTGTCAGATCTGAAAAAGTATTGGGAAGATCGGAAGCGAATTATATCGAATGCTGCGAATTTAGAGGGAACGCAAAAAAATAAATTGCTGTTAAATATTGATAAAAAATATCATCAGCAAAGGAAAAATTTGATAATTTCAGCCACATCTGATTCGCTCACGAACGTCACAAATGGTTTTTCCGCGATGGCTGAAGCCGCGCAAAAATATTATGGCAAAAGCTCAAAAGAGGCGAAGATTGCGTTTGAATTTTATAAAGCCACAGCCATTGCAAAAACGATAATTGACACATATCAAGGCGCGCAAGCAGCGATTGCGGCATCGTCATCCATTCCAATTGTAGGAACGGCAATAGGAATAGCTGAGGCAGCAATCATAGTAGCGGGTGGATTGGCTAGAGTAGCTTCAATTAGTTCACAACATTTACCGCCAGCTGCGCATGGGGGGTTGAGCTATGTTCCTAAAGAGCAAACCTATTTATTGGACAAGGGTGAGCGCGTTTTGTCACCGAATCAGAACGGCGATCTGACAAATTTTATAAAAAACGGCGGCAAGAAACAGCATAACAATAATGTAACTATAAATATCAACGCGCCATCCGGGCAAATAGACAACCGCTCTATGACTCAAATCCAAGCTGGTGTTCTCAGGGGGTTAAGAATTGCAGCGTATAGGAATAACTGATGTTTATAGAAACTCCTCGATTTCCGAGTAATATCTCGTACGGGTCAGCAGGTGGCCCAAGTTATTCGACAAGCATCGTAAAATCTAAATCCGGTCGCGATTCCGTAAACGCTAACTGGACGATGCCGTTATTCACTTATAACATCGAAAATGGCATAAAGGATTGGGTTGATTTGGAAGACGTAATTGCTTTTTTTCACGTCGCAGGCGGGATGTTTGGCCGATTTCGTTTTAAGGACTGGCTCGATTACAAAACAAGTAGAGGGACGATAACACCTGCGCATAACGATCAAAGTATAGGCGTTGGCGATGGCGTCACCACTACTTTCCAATTTGTAAAGAACTATGTCGTAGGCTCGCATATAAGGGCTCGTAAAATCAGCAAGCCTGTTGTCGACACTGCTTTAATAGGTATTGATGGCGTGCTGCAATCTGGTGGATACACAGTTGATTATACGACTGGCACTGTGACATTTATTTCGCCCCCAGCAGTAGGCGCCAATATAAGCTGGGGTGGCGAGTTCGATGTTCCAGTTCGATTTGAATCTGACAATATTAATGCGTCGATGGAAAGCTGGCAGCTCGGAAATCTTAACCTTGGTCTGGTTGAAGTGCGCTTATGAGGTCGGTTGATCAATCACTCGTTGACGCAATGAACAGCGGTTCAACAACCCTGGCTAATTGCTGGAATATTACAAAACGCGACGGGACGATATTAAAAATCACAGACCTTGATTCCGATATAATCATAGGCCCGGACGTATACAAAAGCGCGCCAGGCGTAACGCCAACAAGGATTGAAGAGTCATTTGAATTTAGACCCGGCAATCTTGAGCTGAATTTGCTTATAGATGGCGTGATCGTCACTAAATCTGACATCATTTCTGGAATTTACGATCGCGCAAAAATAGAAATGTTTGTTGTCGATTACAATAACTTGCCTTCATTATTAACCAGAACGAATGTCATTTGGATGAAAACCGGGTGGATTGGTAACGTAAGAATAAAAGGGAATGTTGCAAAAGTGGAGTTTCGCGGGCTTGAGCAAGCGTTTAAAACACAGATAATTGAGGCAACATCAAGGCTGTGTCGAGCAAATTTAGGTGATGCAAAATGCACTAAAGACCTAACATCATTCACATGGACAGGAACAATTGTCAGTCAATCAGGTAAGAATATTATTTTAAGCTTTTCTAGCGGCACAAATGTGTTGGCGCAGGGATATATCGAGCTTGTTAGTGGTCCGGTGCCTGGCGCGCGTTTTGATATTTTAAGCAACGTCGACAAAACTGTGACTCTGTTTAGCGACCCGGTTATAACTGGGTTGGTCGGAGCAAATATTAAAGCTGTTGCAGGCTGTGATAAATCAATCGTAACCTGCAAAAACGTTTTTAACAATGTGCTAAATTTTCAAGGAGAACCGCATGTACCAACAAGAGATAGCTGGGTTGCCGGTAAAAAAGCAACGGCAGGAAGCTCAAAAACGACAACAAGCGGCGGCGGCAAATAAAATTATATGCAGAGCAAAAGAGCTTCTAGGACTGCCTTGGGTTCATCAAGGACGCAATCCAAATCTTGGTCTGGATTGCGCTGGATTATGCATTGAAGTTTTAAGAACTTCTGGTGTCATTATTGATGCGCCAGCAGATTATGGGCGTGCGGCGAATCCTGAAAAGATGCAATATATTATTGACACGTATTGCGACAAAGTATCGCACCCCATGGGTGGTGATTTTTTGCTTATTAAATTTAGGCACACGCCGCGTCATTTGGGCATTGTAATTGACAAAAAAACAATGATTCACAGTTATGAAAACAAAGGAGTTATCGTTCAAGAATTAAATAGATTTTGGACTGATAGAATTGTCGGCATTTATCGCATAAAACCAAAATTTATAAATTTATGAGCG